ATAGATCTATAACCCTCCGCTGTTGCTGCCCCTTGGTCTGTAACCGTGGGATCTGCATAGGCAACATAGGGTGTTTTTAAGTGCCACCGTTTATCGCCGGCATTCGCATCAGGTTTAATCACAAAGGGGGCTTTTTCGCTGGCGGCACTGCTGGCTTCCAGGGTGTATTCATATTTGATATGGCCATGGATAGGCACAAAGCAATAATCTCCGTCAAGCAAATCATTGCCATCAATACCATCAACGGCGTTTACCCCGCCGCCGATGAGTTGGGTCCGTATGTAAACGGTTTTATCGGCCACTGTAGGTTAATCCCCCCTATTTTCCCGTAGCAAAATCTTATAGGTTAAATCTATCTTGTTCTCTATCCTCTCGAGCCGTTTTTCAACCTCACTACGCGGGACGTAATTGGCGGGCAAGTCTCGAACCTGAATAAAGATCCACCCGATTGATGCTATTAGGGCAGCGATGAGAGTAGGGATTATCACCCGTTTAATCTGATTGTTATTGTTCCCCGAGCTCATTTCCAATCCACCTTCCACCATATCTGATGCACGAGGCCTTCACGAAATCTCCTGCTTAACAGCAAACACGGCTCATCCACCCAACCTTCGCCGTCCAGTGAGGCCCCCTCTTCTATGGTCAGCAATCCGCCATCCCCTTCTAGACTATCCCAGCCCTCACCGTAAGGCACAGAACATTCTACAAGATCATGCCGGAAGCATCTGAATTTTAAATAACGACTTGCACAGGCCCGCGCCACCCATTCCAGCTGCACATCCGCAAGCTGTAATTCTTTTTGTGGCTGTTCCCCGTATGCCCAATAACTCTTTTTGCAATCGGGGTCATTGGTACGGTCAATGACGAATTCACCCTCCCACTTGCCGGTTGTTGGGTTTAAGCCATAGAAAACGCGCAGATTATTGCAGAGTTGTTCATACGGAGTTTTGGAAATCCGCACGGTCCTGCCGATTAGATCAAATTTATGTATATGGCCGGTAGAAAGCGGGTCATCCATATTCAATGAAAGCACACCTGTTTTGCCCCATCGCTGCACACGGGCGCATTGGCATTGTGCTAAGATCCGATCAAATATATCCACACCCTCACTAATCTTGTTTATGATGCTGGCAAATCTCCACCCAGGCAAAGCGGAGCGCATGGTGCGAAGGGTTTGTACGCTGATTTCAGCGGTATCGAAGTTGCTATGCAGGCCCAACAGGTAATATAGGATGTCGGAGGGATGCTCTATGAGAGTTCCCGCAGTCCCCGTATATTCACCGGAGCCATCGGTTAAACCTTGTATGGAACAGGAAAGCGGTTCGTTATCAATCTGATCGCTAGTGAAATCAAAAAATGCAACTATATTTCCTTCGCTATCGTTTTCATCTGGATAAAAAGTATAGCCAACGGGTGAGCCCCCAGCAGTTATTATATCCCCATTTTTATCATATACATTTTCTGTACCAGTAGCATAATCAGCATTTTCCGAATTTACCACACCGATACCAGCCATATATTTATAATTAGTCGTACTATTACAAAGCAATGGAACGCCCTTGGGCCAATCACCAAAAATCAATGCTTGTGGTTTTCCAGCAACACTCCCCCCCCCACCTTCTGTGCGATGATTGGGCCAGGTATCGGTGTTTATTACATTGCGTGGGAGTTGCCGGAATTTTGACTTGCTCGTATCCTCTAGGGTGAAGGAGTAAATAAACTTATCGTGATATTCCTTGCGAAACGTACCGCGAAAGATCGGTTTATCCTCTATATCCGTCCAATCCAGGCCAGGCGTCCAAAGATGTACTTCGCCTATGCCGCCATCAAGATAATGATGCTTTTCGTTATCCTGGAAACGATCCTTGTTGATGAGTTCCACGCGTACACTGCCGAGCGTTTGGCGCATGGAATAAAGATCAAGACTGGATGCCACCTCTATGTTGTTTTGTATGAGCCCATCAAAGAACAGATCGTCTCCATCCGAATTAGGCACAGCTAGCGAATCTATTTCTCCCTTGATCTTCGTGGTAAATCGCTGTATCCAGCCGTTAAAATCGAGCGTGATCAAAAAATAACCCTCTCGGGTATCAATAAATGTCTGTGCGATATCTACACCTCCTGCCCATCGGGATTGACAATCTCCCCAAACGATACCGGTAATCCATTCCGTCCCCGATTCCCATATGATCTCACATAAAACCACACATCTGACCCTTTCTTATTGCAATCGTCCTCTAATTATGATATGATATTCCGTAAATGTTACGGTTAAGCGTCATTCTGCTTACCACTGTCCTGCTGATTTCATCCTGTGCCTCTCCACGCCCCTGGACAAAAGAGGAAAAGATTGCTGCTGGATATTTTTGCCTTTCGCATGTAGCTGATTATTATACAACCAAACAAATGCTTGATAAGGGACATAAAGAGTTAAACCCTGCGTTAGGTGAAAACCCCTCTAATACTGAACTCATAGTTTATTTTCCCCTAACTGCTACCATTGGATTAAGCCTTTCGCATTTCTTTCCAAAACTTCGAAAACCACTTCTTTATGGTTATGGTAGTCTGAGTTTTGGAGCAGCTATTCATAATCAAACCCTCGATTAAAGTACCTCTTCAAACGTCAACGACATAACAAACTTATTCGATATCCAGTGGCGTAAATTAACATCACTTACCAGCTTCACAAGATAGCAATCGGCCTTATTCGAGCTATCTGGTATAAGCACGATATTTTTGCCCTCGATATAGTCTAGCAGGCTCATAACTTCTTCCGTTGTGGTATCCGTTGCGGGCCATTCCAGATCAAATATTCGGCGCCTTCCAGCCCCCCGTATCGGCAACAAGCCATAATGGGGCGTTCTCATCATTTCTATGTCGTATTGATGTGTCTTGCCGTATTCTATTCGCCATCCGTCTGTGAGCGTGATTGTTTTGCCGGCCACCATGGTTCCGATCTGATAGTAATCTTCCGCCGTGTGCTGGGCTGCTATGTCTATCTGCATATAACAATAGGGCGTAGTGGTTGATATTGTTGCTGCCATATGCTTTTGGAAGATTACGAAAGTATCAGGCGGGCTGGCTGCAGCTGCGATATTGGTTGCGGCGGTGGTATCAAGAAAAATCCAATCGCCCACATTATCCTTGATTTCCCAGGTCACCCCGTCATCCGTCCCGCTGGTCATTCTGAGATAATACCTGCCAGCCAACTCATGGTCTCTGTAATTGGCCATAAGGGAGGTATCTTTTACGGCATTACCCGTTACGTCATCCACTGTTCCCGTGCAAAGGTCAAAACTTACCGTTGCGCTATCATCCGGGGTAAAGGTCGAGCTTGTATCAAGTTCAAAATCGAAAGTTCTGAGGTTGCAACGGAAAAATGCCACGCCATCGACCAGGTGACGTTCATTCGTTCCAATATCAAGGACTATTTGACATGAAATGTTGTCCTGCGTGGATCGCCAGGGCTTAGAAGGGCTATCTTGTATGAGGTTAGCCATGCTGTAATCATACTTTGCCTCAAATTGCCAGTTGTCCCCGGCATCTCCTGCCCCGCCCTGCCAAACTAGATGAGCATCACAGATAAGGTGCTGTGGTTTTGCTTCGATTGCACAGGGACAGGCATTTGCGGAGTAGGTTTCCCACATGCCGCGGCGAACGAAATCTATGTCATCGTTAGTTTCATCTTTATAAGCACACAGTATCTCATGACCATCCATGAGCATTAAACACGGAGCCTGTAAATCAGTGGCAACCACACTCTTCAAATCTGCTTGAGCGGCCCATGTTTCGCCATTATCGTTAGAAGTCGTATAGATTATTCTGGCAGGACTTGAATTTCTCTCAATGGCACAAAAAATCGTTCCATCTATATCGGTAAGTAAAAATGGATAATATAAATCATCACCACCGGGAGAATCCGTATCAATATCCATCAGATCTATTTCACTTCCCCATGTAGCCCCACCATCTGATGAAATCTTACATTTTATTTCCCAATCATCTGCGGCATCCTCTTCACTGGCATAGGCAACTATTAAATCTCCATTTAATGCTCTAGTAATATAGGGTGTGCCTAAATTACCACCGCCTCCAGTATCATGCACGTCGATAGGGCTACTCCAATTAAATCCACCATCATTGCTAATTATAATGGAGACTATATCGACAGCTCGTAATTTAGTCATAATAATGCTACCATTGGGTAATTCTATAGCACTATAACAGGAACTACCCGGAGCTGTCGCCGAAGAAGCGATCCATGTTTGCCCATTATCATCGGAATAACTTGCTGCATAGAGTCCGTGGCTGGGCCAAACGAGTATTCTACCATTGGATAAGACGAGAGAAAATACATCCGAGGAACTGGTGTGTATATATATCTTGCTTCCCCAAGTAAGTCCTTTATCTGTAGATATTTTACAATACATATCAGCGGTTGCTGAATCAGAATAAATAGCTATTAAATTGCCATTTGCCAGCTGTTGTATTGAGGGAGTAGCCCATCCATCACTCGCATCACTTGCTATTTCTGTCTCCGCCAACCAATCCGCTTGATTAGGATCATCCCGCCCAAAATAGGTCGTTCCTCCATCGTGCGACCATTTGAAGGTAGCATCTCCTGAATCCCCGGACCCGATAAGAGCAACCCGGAAATCCCGCGTATCAAAGGGCATGGTTAGAGTAAAGGTATCCCCCTCAATTGTTGAGGTGAGCGCCCCCGCCCAAGTAAGGGTCCCGGTTGCCTGTGCGAAATCGGTTATGGTTTTGCTTCCCGAGGTGTTTCCCACCGGAGAGTTCCCCGAATCCGTAAAAGTAATAGTGCCGCCAATAAAATAATCATCCCCGAAAGCGCACAGGACTGAATCGACTATCGTGGTTGTCGAGCCGTCACCCGTTGCCGTGCCGCTATAGGTGAAATCTGCGATATCGCCTTTGGTGAGTAACCGGAAATCTCCCGTGTTGGCAGAGGCGGGTATGGGCTGGCCTATGTATTCGCCTTCCTGCTCTGTGGCGGAAGAAAAGTCCCCGCTTTCGAGTATATTTTCAGCTATTAATTGAACGCTCATATATCCACCCCTGCCAGAGCTATATTAACCAAAGCTGTTTGTTTTCCCATTTTGTAATTTCTTGCTCGCTCGGCTCTATCCGCAAACCATCTATCTACATCATTGGTAGTGATCACGCCCTGATTAATGAATTGCGGTTGATAAATTATTTGTCCCCTACGGGCTCTATCTTTTGGAATTATCTCTTCACCTTCCTCGAAGATGCCTACTTGTTCATTAGGCCGTAATCCGGTATGATATCGTTTAGCCCCCGCAAGAGCACTTGGGGAAACAAGGGCTTTTGGTGTTCTGGTTTTGCCCACTATGCCGCCCTTATGAAACCAGCCGAGAATGGGTATTTCATCAGGGATTAAATCTATCCCGAAAAATCCTTTACCACCAGCCGGACCAGCACCAAAAGGATTGACCATATCCCATATGGCATCTACCAATTCACCAACTATATGTGGAATTTGTTTTATAAAGGCATCAATTATCAAAGGAACACTATCGGCAAGAGCCTGAATAAAAAGCGGCACTCCCTGGACAAGCGCCAAAATGAATTCAGGAACCATCGTAATCAGACGCGGAATCAGTTTAGTGAAAATATCTCCGATCCCTTTCACCATATTAAAGGCGGATTCAATCACGGCATCTATGGCTTTAGTCATCATATCGCCAAAATTGCCTATGCTTTCGAATAGGTGTGTGATTGCATCTGCGATTTGAAGTGGTAAATCAACAATTGCTTGTGCTGCTTGAATAAATTGTAACGCCGATTGACCCATTGCTATAGCTGCAAACTGCGATGTTTTTGTTACTTTTTCATAAAATATCTCACCACTTTCAGAGATTCGCTTTTCCCACACATCTCCACTTCCGCTTAATTTATTAGCCCAGTTTTGAAAGGTTTCCGATAGGGTTAATCCCATTTTAGCTTTATATTGTTCTGCAATATAATTTACAGCACCAGATAGAGCGATTTCATATTCACCTTTGAGTTTTTCTTCAGTTCTTATTCCAGCGGTGCTTATCCAAGTTTCTGTTGGCAATGGCGCTGATTTTCCTGCTTTTGGTTTTGTCCATGTTTCCGTTGGTAATGTCTCTTTAGGTATAGGCATTCGCACAAAATTTCCCATAGCACCCTGAACGGATTTATCAAATCTTTTTACAATGGCTTCGAGTTCTTTGAAATTGGCAGAAACTATCTCCTTGAAACTGACAACACCACTTGCGGCCAAAGCCAATGCAGCCGATAAATTTTTGACCCATTCAACCATATGAGCCAAACCACCCACAATAACCGCGCCTTTCTTGCCCCAGAACGCAAGACCAATTAAACCCCATGTAATTATAGCCGGATCGTAAGAAAGAATATCCCATATTTTTTGGAGTGCAGTTTTGATTTTCTCTACATATTCTGGTACTTTTTGTTTGATAATCTCTTTATTGTTTTCGAGCCATTTCCCGAATCTATCATTGATATCGCTTAAAACCGTTTTCAGTTCTTCGAATACTCCTGCGTCCATAATGAGATTTCTTAGTTGAAACCATTTATCGCTGATCATGGATATTAAGCCATCCCAGGTTTTTGCCATCTTATCTGTTACCCCGCGAAATTGAGAATCGGCCTTATTCCATTGTTCCATCATCATTTTTCTAGTTTCTTCTGCGCTATAACTAACTCCCGCCTTAAACCCCATCATGGCAAGAATACCACGCTCACGGAAGAGGTCTGCTGAGGCTGCCCCTGCTGAATACATGCGGATTACTTGCTCAGTAGCTTTTTCAATATCAATACCAGCTGCTGCTGCTAAATCTCCAATCATGGGCATCCATTGCGTTATCTCATCTACACCGCCCTTCATTACGCCTGATAACTGGGTGGCGGCGCCCATCACCTTTTCAAATTGAAAAGGCACTCTACCGGCATAATCGCCCATTTCTTTAAAAAGACGGCCACCTTCCTCTGTGCTTCCTAAAAGAACTTCAAGGCGAACCCTGAAATTCTCAGAGGTTTTTGCTGCATCAAGAAAAGAAGAAGCAATTTTTTTTACTCCATAACCGCCTAAAACAGCAGCAAAAGCACCTTTAAGAGAAAAGATAGTAGAACCAAGGCTTTTCCATTTTTTTTCAGCTTTGGCTAAATACTGATTACTTTTTGCTGAAAATGATTGTGTTTTCCGCGAAGCACTTGTGATGCTCTTATTGAACTGCGCGTCATTCAGCATCAAATTAGCAACAAGACTGCCTATATCAGCCATTACAAGGGTCCTCCCTCTTTCTGGCGTATGATGTCATTTGAGCAATATTTAACGTATGCGATTTCTTGGATAATACTATCTTCATAAACCTGAAATTCATGCATCACTTCAGGTTCAGCTTCAAAGATTTGTTTAGGTAAAAGCTCTGTGATATAACCCTTGTCGGTTTTGATGCCTACTTTACCAGTTATACAAACAAATCGATTCCAATTACACTTATGTGAGTGCCAAGAACAACGGGTATCAGCCTTTAAGAAAAGAAGGGTTACTAATCCGCCATCCCAACTAAATGTTGTTAGCCTCTCGCCCCATACTCCGTGAGTTTGTGTAAACATATTTGCCATCCATGAATGTAATAATTCTATCCTCTAAAAATTCTTTAACCAATTCTTCAATGGATTTATGGGTCTTCATGTGATCTGCAATACCAGAACAAAGATAAAGATTGCTGATGTCGTTATTCTGATTATCCATATCAATATGATGAACTATTTCATGACTTGTCAATTCGCGACCAAGTTTTTTCTCCATCAAATAACGATGAACAAGGACTATCTGCCCATTGATATATTTCCTTTCCATATATCGTTTTTTATTTTTCCAATAAACACCGCTCCGTCTGCTTATTCCAACGCATTTAGAAGAACAATATTTTTTGTCTTGATGGGGAAACATCTCAAACTTTTTTCCACAAACTAGACATTTTCTAATTATTCTCCTATATCTTGCCTTACGAAAACATGCTCGGGAACAATAAATTCGATGCTGGCTTTTAAGTGCATTAAATGACTTTTTGCAAATTGGACAAACTAAATTTTCGCGCTCACCCCATACTTTCGCTTGTCGTTCCATCATCTTTTCTTTTTCTTTTTCCCTTGCGCCATCATATCAAGGCTTTTTCTCATTCGCTCCACACGCTCATCCTTGGTGCCCTTGCTTTTTGCCTCTCGTGGGCGTAAGGCAAAATCCTCTGCTGTATATGGCTTCGCTCTTCGCTTCTTATCCCGGTTCGGCTCTGCTGTGATAGCCGTTAATTGTCCTATCCGGTAATCCTGCTTCCAATCACCCCAGCCGCCCTCAATATTCCAGAATGCCTCAAGCTCGCTTAACTGGCTGCTTGAAATCTGCCGCAACATCAAATCCGGGTGCGGATACCCCAAGGCTATGGCTATTCGCCATCGGACGATTCGCCCTGGGGAGCCTCGGAGTTTTTTTCAACGTCCTCCCGCTCCTGGCCGTAAATCTTATTGAGCTTGTTAGCTACATCGAAAATGCGGTCAAGGGCTTTGCCAGATTTCTTGCCGAGTTTCACAATCTCAGCAGATGAAAAAAGGCGCTCGCCCTTTTCGTCTATCAGTGTGGCAGCCGCAAGAGCGGCCCGGATATGGGCATACTCGTTCTTCTTTGACTGCAGCTTATCCCGTTCGCCTACCATAAACTGCTCGAACTCATCCCGGGCATCAGCAGATAATTCAGATACAAGGACGGAGGCTTCCCATTCAGGAATGTAGACCTCTTCCTTTTTCAGATCATCCTTCGAGAGGATTTCCTGTTTTGTTAGCAATCCCATGTTGCTCTC